CATGTTACCAACGTCAATCTTGAATACTCTGCGTTCCGGAGCACGGGCAACACGATAGATCAGCACAGCATCTTCTAGCAGTTCTTTTTGCTTGAACACACGGAATATGGTCTCTAGCACGCTCATGCTGAAAGGCCAGTAATAGTCCAGGCCCTCACTCAGGCTCAGATGCACAATGTGCTTGGCATCAATTACTGCTTCGTTCATGGCAGCAGAGAACCTATTGCCGCCAGACCCACCTGCTGCAGAGTTAGGTGCGCTGTAGTTGTACGGTGCAGTGTATCCTGAGCTGGCTGGATTGTGCTGGAAGTCATTGGTTGTTTTAACTGCCACAGACAAGTTCTGAAAGTTGGGATTGATGTCACGAATGATGTACTGCTCGGGCCGTTTGCCTTCACTTTCATTCACAATCACTCGAGCAACCTTGGTCATGTCTACCCAGTACAGCTCAAATGTTTCCGGGTCACGGATAAACACTTGATCGCCATACTTGATGGTGTTACGGAAGATACGGAAGATGCGCTGGTCGAACTTGTTCAGCTTGACCCACTGCTGTAGCTGTTTCCTGATGATCTCAACTTCATGATCTGTAGGCTTGTCGTTGTACTTGACCTGGAATGGTACTTCGGAGTCAGTGTCACTTTGTGTAGAGAACTCAGCAAGAATGTCCAAGCAGGCGTTGATCTCTGAGTCCGAATCCATGTTCTCGTATTGATTGTAACGTTCAACACGGTTGGGGTGGCCTGTGTAGACTTCGGGCAACCGGCTGGCGTAGTTTCTGTAAACAACATCCGCGTGGCCGCGCATGGGATCACGTCCGTCTTGGCGCCCATACCCCGGAAGGCCTTCAGAGTCCCGACCCGACAGTGGGCTCAGTTGTCCATTGTTGTTGACGACCTTGAAGTACTTTTTCCACCCACCACTTTTACCGCGTTCTTGTTCAGCCATTGTTTTGATCCTTTGCCCGTGTACGATCGGGCCACCTTGCTTGACACTATATTTATTGTTAGTTCTGGCTTACTTGCAGTATCCGAGAGCTGATTGCATTGGTATCACGCTGTGTCCGCACCATTTCGTTCACTGCTGCCACAAGCTCTTGGCTAGCTGAGTTATCCTGTGACTGCGGTGTCATGCCCTTGAATGCATCTTTTAACTCGCCAGCAACCGAACTCATTGCATCCTTCATGTTGGATTTATTTTGCTCTTTGAGCTCGTCGATTAATTTGCCAATGTTGTTGGAAGTCACATCAGCCCGGTCGATACTGGGTGAAGCGATTTCTCCCAAGTTTGGAGTGTTGACGCCGGCCAGCGTTGCAAGATCAGGTGCTGCTGGCATCTGTCTCTTGGCCAAGGTTGCAGTGTTGTCATCTGATTTTAAAAATGGTGCCACAGTGTCATAGATTCCGGCAAGTATGCGTACTTGCGGCACCAATAACTTGACCACTTCCATTACTTTGTCGGACCCGGTCATTTTAGAATCAGGATCAGCTATGCCTGCAACTTTTTCAATCTGGCCTAGACCTGGGATAATTGTCCTGATCAATTTTGCTAATACGTCGCTGCTCTTTATGTCCATACCTAGATCGTCGTCAGTTGCACCTGACTTGGTGATCATCTTTCCAGCAATTAGTTTAGACAGTCCCGATACTTGAGCAGATAAGTTTTGTACATCCTGTATCACAACTGGAATTGACTTACCGTCTGGCAACGGCACAAACGCCTCATTTCGTCCTGCTTCCCCGGCTATTACTCCTACCCCGCCCGGTGTTGATTTAACTACTCCGCCTAGTGCCAACTTTGCTGGAGCTGCTACAGAAGCTTGCATTTGATCACGTGTTTGTGTTAAGGCAGCGCGAGCTTGATCGGGGGTGATTGATGCTGTGCCCTTTGGGTTTCCATCAACACCTGAATAGTAGCCGTCGCCGGGACTTAACTTCCGGTTACCGTGATCGTCGGTAATATCCATGGCTTTGGGAACACCGACACTGGCAAATTCCTGTGCTAGTGACAACACTGCGGCATCTATATCTGCGGTCTTATTACCAGACAAGAATGACTGAATTTCCGGGCGCTTGACACCAGTGAGATATTCATTAAAAATACGATCTTGCATGACTTCGTCAAACTTGTCAGTTGACTTGAGCCCTAACTTCTGTACTGCCCCCTTCATGGTCTTTGGGACAATTTGATATCTGCCAGCTGCAAAAATTTCTTTATTAGTCTGCGCCGATTGGAGATCTCCGATGGTCATCCCTGTTAAATCCTTTTTCCCTGCTTTATACGCTTTCTTACCGCCGTCATAGTTTGCTGCGTTGTAACCCCCTGAGCCGGCGCTTTCTCCTCGAGAAATAAGATCAGCTAGTGGTGAATTACCGGTCAACGAGGCTGCCGAAGCGGATCCAGGTGCCCGCGGCGAAGTTGCTGCCGATGGTGCGGGGGGCTGTGCCGCGGGGACTGGGCCTGTGGTTTTTCCTTGGCGTTTTTGGTAAGATTTTAAATCATCTTCGTACTTCGACTGGGTTCGAAAATCAGTTGATGTAGGCTTTGTCGGGGCAGGTTCATTAGGTGATCCGAGCGTTGTTGACGATGCCACCGGAGCATACTGAATCGGACGGGCGCCGCCCGAAGCTTGCACAGCTGGTGCAAACTCTCGTCGTGCTTGCTCGCGGCCCCGAGTCTCAATTGCTTTTTTTACATCACCGGCAGCGTCTGTACCGGATCGATCTTTGAAACTTTTAAGCTCGGCATTAGTTAATTCATCTTTTCTCTTAACAAATCGTTCGTAGTTGTCGCGATCAGCCTTAAAGAGCTTGACTTCATCAAAGACGTAACTTTGTTTACTCTTTTCATCTGATACAATCACTTCTCCAATTCTTTCACTTTCGGTAACGTTCCCGTTTAACCACTTAGTGTATGCTCTCGAATCCGCAGCTTGTTGAGCCTTCAGCGCCGCAGCTTCAGTTGATACTTTTTTCGAAGCAGTGATTTCAGCCTGTTCGGCTGTTTCGCGTTCTTTGGCCAATGTAGCAACACTAGCTTCGACTGCTGCTGTTCGTTCTCTGCTAGCATTGGATTTTTTTAATAAAGCTAATTCTGTTTTAGCCTCTTCGTGTTTCTTAATAGCATCCGCTGCACGTTCTCTAGCTGCATCAGCGACGGTACGAGATTCAGTTATTGCGGCTGTGCGTAATGCAGCGTCAGAAGAGATGGGTATGCCAGCTGCGGTGCGCCCTAACGGCGCAGTTGGGCTCGGTGCCGTTGGGCCCGGGGGAGCAGCACCACCTCCAATCTTTGGTAGATTGATACCAAGCGCCTTTCCAATTTTTTCTACCGCCTTATCAAGTGTCTCAGCAAACGCTTTGATAGCGGTTGTTGCTGTTGGCATCAAGGCAAATCCAAAATTTGTAATATTTCGACTGGCTTGCAGCAACGCTTCTTGTGCTGCTACAACGTTGTTGGTCAACCCGTCGGCGCCGCCGGCAAGTTTCTTTTGCGCAGTAACTACAAGTTCCCCTGTGCCTGTAACTTGCGCCCGGGTAAAATCAAGTAACTTGGCAAGATTAGGCATGATACTGTCAATATCTTTAACATAACCACCGAAGCTTATCAGATTTGGTGCAATAGCCTTGGTACCTTCTTGCAGTTGTACCATGGCCTTATCAAGACCAAGTCCGCCGGATTTTATAGCTTCCACAATAGGACCTGGATCAAATCCGGCACGCACAAACTTCTGATAAGCTTCAGAGTCCGGCACACCCGAGCTAATATCTCTAACAGCTTGCCCGAGTTCTGCATTAACACTACTTACTCGACTCTGGAACAGCGTCAACGCGGTAGCAGCCTCTTCTTGCCCATTGGCATTCATTGTCTCGATTGTCGACCGGAATCGAGTCTCGCTCATAGCTGCGTCTATTTGTCCTTGCAATGCTTTTCTAGACTGACCGGTTAATCTAGAAAGCAAATCCATTTCTTTCGCATACTCTACTGACCCAAGTGCTAGTTGCTTGTAATCTTTTTTCTGAGCTAATCCCAGTTGCGACTGCATTTTTACATAGTCAGCTGTGCTTTCTCCGAACTGATCAGCATCTATTCCAATTCGTCTTATTTGAGTTCCTAGGTCGGCAAACTCACCGTTCTTATCTAATATAGACCCTGTTATCTTTGCAAATTCACTAGCACCGGTACCAACATCCCCTTTGAATCGAGCAAGGGCAGGTGCAAAGTCAATAACATTTTTCTTAAACCCGGCCATGCTTTGACCCGAGGTAAGAAACTGCTCCTGAATCCCAGTCATTCCCTTTGCTGTTAACGCGCCGACTTGAGCAAGCTCCTTAAAGTCAGTAATGGTTTTTTCAATTTGAGTAATTAAGAAACTAGTGCCTTGTGCAACAGCTTCAAACCCACCGCCAATCAGGGGAATTTTTCCAAGAGCTGATCCTAACGCCCCCACCACTCCATTTAGCGAAGTAAATGCAGTGTTTCCACTGGCCAACGAAGCGCCAAACCCGGTCATTGCTGTGCCTACTCCGCGAGCACCAGATAGTATACCACCAAAACTCGACACTGCTAGTTGTGCAGCAACACTGGCGCCGGCTAGAGCAGTTAGTCCTGCCATTAGCTTGTTGCCACTAAGAATTCCTTGTGCTTTATATGAGGCGTCCCGAGTAGCATCTTCTTTTGCTCGTTGAGCAGTTTTGGCATTGTCAGACGCTGTCTTGGCAGCAGTAGCAGCAGCAGTAGAAGCAG